GAGATGATCAAGAAAGCGATCACTAATCAGCTTTATGAGAAGGATCTATTCAGAACTGCAGACAATGCACCTGGTTCTGCATATGGTCAGGTAACTAAGCAGTATACACCACATGGTGCAGCATACACTGCATCTACTGGTGAATTGGTTCTTGATATTGCTAATCATGGATTGAGTGTTGGTGATCGTGTCAAGATTGCAGATAATGCATTGACAATGACCTGCACAATGGATGGTAATACTTCTAACAAGACATATCCTCGTGCAACTGACCCAGTATCTGGACAGTACATTGAGATCACTGCATCCACAACAGATAGTATCACAGTTAATGTTGGTGCATCACCTGAGGTAACATTCACACCAACTACAGGAACAACATATGATCCTAACACAGGATTGATGGTTCTTGAGATTGGTGCTCATAGTTTGGCAGCTGGTACACATGTAAGATTAGCACCTAACTCACTAACATTCAGTTGTGGATTTGGTGGTGCTACTGGTGCTGCTGCTGAGAAGTCATATCCTAGATCAAATGGTAATGACCCATTCTATAATACTTCAATTGAAATTGAGTCAGTAACTGCAACCACAATTACACTCCAAGTATTAACAACTATCCCATCAACAAACACTGATCCACATACATTCGTAGGTGCAACAGCTGGAGCAGTTATCACTGGTGGTGACTATGTACATACATTCGTAAGTGCTGCTGCTGACGCAGTTACATTTGCTGGCAATACTGATAACCAGTTCAATGCTCAAGAATTCCTCTGCTCTGATGTTCAATCTGCAGTTGATTCACTAACAAGTATCGTTACCACAATTCTTTCTAACGGTAACCTCAACACCATGCCTATTGAGGTTAACTATGGTGAAGGTAGGGGACCTGGTGAACTTAAGTGTGCTCGTGACATTGGATACTTCATTGATGCAATCACTGTTGACATGTTCTGTGAAGGTAACAAGCATACCAGAACATTCACTGAGCAATACTTCACTAATGCAACTACACCTCTAAGCAATGGTCTTGTGGGTGAGGAAGCAGAAAGTGTAACTGCATATAATACCGCCATCAACGAAATGAAGAAGGCGATTACTAACCAGTTATACTATAAAGATTTAACAGTAACAGAAGGTGGATCCACTTATGCTGGTTCACAAACTAATGTAGGAACTCCTACTGATGTAACATATAATGCAACAACTGGAACTCTAGTAACAACTATTGCTGGTCATGGTCTTGCTAATGGAGATCAGATTAAGTTCTTAGGAGATTCGTTAACATTCACATGTGACATGGGTACTGGTTCTCCACACACATGGGCAGGTGGAGTAGCTACCAATGCAGTAACTGTTAATGGTACTACTGATAAAGATGTAACTGATGCAGCGTATTCACCTACCACTGGTGTTCTTGAATTAACAATTGGTAACCATAGTTACACAGCTAATGATTCAATTACTATCGCAACAAACTCGTTAACGTTCACTTGCGATAAGGATAGCAATGCTACCACTCACACTTACCCAAGGACAACTGATCCTGCATTTAACCAGTCACTTCCAATTATATCTGCAACTGGTACAACTATCTCAGTTAACGTCGGTTCAGTAACTGGATGGAAGACATATCCAAGAGCATCTGACCCAACTTATAATACATGGTTGACAGTTGCTAACAAAACTAATGACACATTTGAAGTCAATGTAGGTACATCACCTATTGTTAACTTCAACGTTTCTGATGCAGATTACAATCCTACAACAGGATTGATGGAATTGACGATTGGTGCTCATAGTTTAGCAACTGGCACAAGCATTAAGATTGCAGCTAACTCTTTGACATTCACATGTGATGAAGATAATAATCAAACTAACCACACTTATCCTCGTTCAACTGATCCATTCTACGAAACTGCACTTCCTATCTTATCAGCAACTGCAACTACAATTACAGTTCAGGTACTGAAGAACGTTCCTTCCACTAATACAACTGCACATACATTTGTATCTGCTACTGCAAATGCAGTTATCTCTGGTGGTAACTATAACCACACGTTCGTAGGTGCAGATGCAAATGCTGTTGTAAAACAGAACTCTGCAGTCACAAGCAGAACAAGTTCTAGTGCATGTGCTGATGTTCAATCTGCTGTTGATACTCTAGGAACTATTGTTACTGATGCAATCACTGCTGGTAACATCACTGGTGGTATCTGGAACAACCCAGCAAATGCTGGAACATTCATCACTGGTGAAGCTAAGTGTCGTAGAGACCTTGGTATTGTTGTTGACGCTGTTGCACAAGACCTTTGGTTTGGTGGTAACGAGTTTACTATTGCTGCAACTAAAGAATACTTCAATGGTAACCAGTTAATCGCTAACGGTGTTGATGCTGAAGTTGAACCTTCTATCACTGCATTCAAGCGTGCTGAAGAATTGATGCAGCGTGCATTGACTAACACATACTATGATCGTGACCTTAACATTACACTTGACACAACTGGTGATCCTCCAATCGTAGGAAACATCGAGTGTGATGCACATGACATGGTTCTTGATAACCTAGATTTCATTGCCGAAGAAGCATATCTTCGTATGATTTCTGCATATCCTGCTTACACACCACAGGAAAACAATACTCCACAAGATTGTAAGGATGATGTTATCACCGTCCTTAAAGAAGTTATGTGGGACGTTAAGTTTGGTGGTAACTATAAGACATATGATGCTGCTAAGATCTATGTCACCAACTACGACTATCAAACTGGTACTAACATCTCTACGTTCCTTGATGCTGAGCGTGATGAAGCTGCTAAGGTAATGACCGAAGCGAAGAACATCGCAATGCAGGTTATCAAGAATGAGACAGTATCTGTTTCTGCTGGTAATGCTTTTGTTCAGAAGATTGATGATACAATTGTAGAAGATTGGGATGCAACTGAACTACTACCTAAGTGTGGTTCTGCTGTTGCTGCTGTTGATACTCTGTTTGGTATTGTTATCCAAGCAATTGGTAATGACGGTGGAGTTGGTAACCTTGATGGTATTGTTAGAACAACACTAGACGGTCCTGATCCTGCATGGAACGCTGCACTTAACATCATTAGCACTACTGCTACTTCTATTACAGTTAATGTTGGTGCATCTGCATCTGGTGATCAATATCCACACACATTCATTGCTGCTGCAGCTGGTGCTGTTGTATCTGGTGGTGGATATGCTCACACATTTGTAAGTGCTGCTGCTAACTCTGTCAGCGTACTTAATGGTGGTACATTAACACCAACAAATGCTACTTACAATGCTACAAGTGGTGCCATGACTCTGTACTTCGGTACAGCACACGGTGTAACTTCTAGTGATCAAATTTCCTTGACTGATAATGCATTCACATTCTCATGTGATATGGATGGCAATGCAACTACTAAGTCATATCCACGTCCTGGTATTGATCCTTTTGCTGGTTCTAACATTGCTGTTGATTCTGTAACTACTTACAGCATCACCTTTAACATTGGTGCATCTCCTCTAGTTGAGCATAACGTATCTAATGCAGTATATGATCCTGCAACTGGTTCTATTGCTCTAACAATTGGTGCTCATAGTTTGAGTACAAACACTAGCATCAAACTTAAGGAAGAGTCCTTAATCTTTAAGTGTACTAAGGATGCAAATGTAAGTACACATGCATATCCTAGAGCATCTGGTAAGTATCAACCATCTACATATGCAGATGGTAACTGTTCTGATGTTCTTGCAACTGTTAACGCATTGGTTGATATTGCATGTAACTCCCTCAATGAAGGTAACCTTGACAACCTACCACCTCTAAACAATGGTGAGTGGGATTGTGCAAACGTTCGTGGATCTATTGAGACACTATTTGATATCCTACAGGATGCAATCGTTGGCGGCACACTTGCTGGTCTACCTACACTAAACACAGGTGACTTTACAATCAACAATGAAGCATCTAAGTGTTTCCGTGACGTTACTTACATCGTTGATGCTGTTGTTAATGACTTGAGATTGGGTGGAAACTCTAACTCGGTACAGGCAGGTGAAGCATACTATGTTGGTAACAACCTAGAATATATTGATGGAGAGAAGACAGAGACACTAGACGCATGGGATTACGTAGGACAGATGGCAACTGCTGCCATGAGAAACTTCGATGTTCTTGCATATAACTGTACTACATCTATTGGTTCTGCTATCGTTGATGTTAATGATACTCGTGGCATCATCATTGGTATGGGTGTTACTGAATACACTGCTGCTTCTTATCGTGATAACGATGGTGCTCCTGGTGTACTAGGAAGCAACCCAACTGCAGTTTACTCTAACATCCCTGCTGGTACATATGTCAAGAACATTATCAGTAACACACAGATTGAACTTGGTGTTAAAGGTTCTAGATTAAGTGAAGGTGTTTCTGTAAATGCATTACAAAATAGCACATCTGTTGATCTATACTTTGTATATGAAAATGGTATCTGGGCAGACACTCTACCAAACACAGTAGTTGTTGGTCCTGAGAATGAGGGTCCTGATGTTATTGCTGACACTACAACCTCTTCTACTAATAGAGAGTGTTCTTCTACTGCTGATGCTATTGAAACATTAGTTGGTAACATCACCACGATTATTAATAGTGGTCTTGGTTCAGTTACTAGACAAGAACAGACAGTTAACACTGCACTTCTAGCATCTAGAGCTACAGTATTTACAATTGACGTTTCTGGTAGTGGTCCTTCTAACCCACATGACTTTGAAACTGGTACACCTGTAAGATTAGTACCACGTCCTCGTTTTGATCAAGTCACAGGTAAGTATGTTGATGTTGATAAGCGTCTTGTTCGCCTACCTAATGGATTTGAAACTAACAGAACATACTATGTAATTGCTCCAGGTAGAGTCACACAACCAGAAAACTACGGTGCTACATCATTCTTCGATGGTAGTGATCAAACTAGATTGATGCTTGCAACCTCTAAGGAGAATGCAGCAGCAGGTATCTATATCTACGCATCTGAAACTGATGCAATTGATAAGGATGTTGAGATCGATCTCTATCAGTTTGTCCTAGATGACAAGTATGATCTACACAACTACACTGGTAAACTCAGTGGTTCAATCATTGCTGGTATTGAGACAGATGTATCTCACATCTTTGACGTTCCTAATGCTGGTGTAACACCACAGAAGGCATTCATCAGAGCTGTTGAAGGTGGTGTTCTACCTCTAATTTCTCAGACATATGTCAATGATCCTAACGTTGCTGTTACTGATCCACAAAACTCTGCTATCGGTAGAATCAATCCTAATGTTGAATTCTTCACACGTTATCAGAACAATAAGACACTTACACTTCACCTAACATATGCTGATGCGATCAACAATGTAAATCCAATTACATTTGCATCTGGTCAATCTGGTCTTAAGTTCAATGTCTATGCTAACAAGCGTCGTTCGCCAATGCGATTCGATCCTAGTTTCACTGACGCTATTGCAACTAATGGTAAGTGGTACATCCAGTGTAAGGATGAAGTCACAGGTAAGTCAACTCCTAGTGAACTAGAAGATAATATCTTCTACAGAATTGCTCAGAATGATCTTAAGGATCGTCCAAGATCCACTGATATGTGGTATGAGCGTCTAGAAGATAACCGTGATAAGGATGAAAGAACATACAAGATTCGTATGGTCATTCCTAAGTATCTTGAGAACGCAAGAGATCCTATCAATGGATTTGTTATCAAGACAAGGACTGACGATACACGTAAGTTAGTACCACAGAAGGTTCTATTGAAACCAGTTGTAGGTACTGTCTATGGTGCTAGATTCCAGAACCCAGTTGATGCTACTGAATTTATTGGTGATACAACTGGAACTTATGATCCATTCAGAAGGGATCAAACAGGTGCTGGTATTGAGTACAGATCATTCGCAAGATTCTCCTCTGGTATTCAAGCAACTATTCAATCTGGTCGTAAGATCAAAGATGCTTTAGATGATAGCATTGAGTATACAGAATTGACTCTGTATGATCATGGTGTTGATGTTAAGAACTTCCCTGGTCTAAGAAACGAGACATTCACTACTGTTAAGATTACTGCTCCTCAGGGTGGTATCTTTGTAACCAGTAAGGTTGATAATACATCTTCATCTCCTAATGCTGTTAACTTCAGTGGTAATTCTTCTGGTCTTGCTAACATCCATGCTTACTACACTGTTGGTGGTGACCATTACATCATCATCAAGAACATCCGTAACGGTGATCTAGAGTACAGTGAGTATGCCAACACAAGATTCCAACAGGGCACTGTCTTTGCTGACATGCTTGAGGATCAGGACATGGGCAAATCCCTACCTCTGAAAACTCAAATCAGAAAAAATAATCCTGAGTTTTTCTACAAGCAAAACGGCGCTAACGTTTATACCATCACCCCTGGTGATCGTATTCAGGATGATGCTGGTGTTGAATACTATGTTGATAGAGTTGATGATGCAGGTATCATTGAAGACACATTCTATGTCTTCGGTTATGAGACACTACAACGTAGAATTGCAGGTCAGCAAGATGGTATCTACTATCTAACTGCACTACGTGGTAATATGTCACCATTCCCAACTGGTGCTGGTATTACTAATAACTTTAAGAAGTTTAAGTTCTCTCAACCAATCAGCAAACTATATCCTCTTAACTACAGGAATGATCCTCTCTGGTTTAAGAGCTCTGGTACTTCACCAAAAGAGAAAGATTACTATGCTGGATTGATTGATCCACCATCAACATTCTCTGCTGCTGACAACTATGTACATGGTTTAGTTACAGTTAACGACTTTAAGGGATCTGTAACTAGAGAGATGGTTGATGATCTAACAGATCAACCTGCATTCAGAGAAAATATCTACACCATTCAAGCACAGAGTGGTAATGCAACTTCTGGATCTGAACAGAGATTGATTCCTATTGGTGGTACTGGTGATGTTTCCTTCACAGATCAGCGTTACTATGTTGAACTTAGAAGACCATCTATTGCTCGTGCAGGTAACCACACGTTTGAATACCTTGGTTTCGGTCCAGGTAACTACTCCACTGGTCTCCCAGCACGTCAGGAGATTGTCTTAACACCTGATGAGGACTTCTACGCCCAAAGTAAGAAACAAGACGGTGGTATCGTCTTCTACACGGGTATTAACTCCCAAGGTGATCTATACATCGGTAATAGAAGAATTAATGCTATCACTGGTGAAGAAACATTCATCGATGCTGCTAGATTGAATGATGATGGAGACGAGGATGATGTACTAGACGGTCTAGTTACTACCTTCGATACACCTGTAACATTCAACCAGAATATCACAGTTGTTGGTGGTGATGGACAGTTAGTTAATAACTTTGAATCTCCTGTAACTATCTCTGTTCAGGATGAAGATCTATCACAATCCCGTGCTCCTCTGATTATTCGTTCTTATGTAGAATCGATTGATCAAGTAACACAGGCAGAACAAGATGAAGGTCTAGACAGACAAGCATTTACTCCAGTAGACACTGGTGATATCATCATCGGTAAGAACAGAATTGATGCTGCTATCTTTGCTTTCAACTCTAGAGGTAATGGTCAGGATTACATGATGCAGACACACACCTTAGCTGGTGTAGCATCTAATGCAACTCCTAACCAATCTCCATTGATTGCTAATGGTGGTTCTAGAATTGATGGATCTCAGTACATCACTTATGGTGGTGTAATTCCTTCTCCTGGTGACATCCTATTCAAGGGTGAGGAAGTAGGTAAGAGTGGATCTATTGCATGGGTTCTTGCTAACTACTTCTCACAAATTCCTAACACTCAGATTGATAACATCGTCTTTGACGGTACTAACGTTGTTAAAGTTTCGTTCAGAGATTTCAATAGTGGCACTGCACTTCAAGTTGGTGCTGACATTGGTATTACTTCTGCTTCTCAGATTCGTCTGAAGAACTGGTATAACAATGACAACTATAGTTTAGGTGATATGAACCTTACTTGGATTGTATACAGCAAGCCAGGTGATCCATTCAACCCAGCTAATAACTACTGTCACTTCCAGATCATCAATCAGAAAGCAACTGATACTATTCCTTGGGAAAATTTCCTCGCAGGAAAAACCACTGGACAACCTGATCCATCCATTGAGTTCTCTAATGCTAACTTCAAAGAACTTGGAGTTATTGGTGCTGAAGCACTTAGAACAGAGACAGAAACAATTGGTGATTACAAGTTAGGTATCAACACTGTTGCTCGTGCTCCACATGATGCTTATCAGAAACAGTTTGTAGATGCTTCTACTGATCCTCGTGCAAACCTTGACGTTGTTGGTACTGCATTCATTAGTGGTCGCACCACTGGTGATTACCTACAGCACACTGATTTTGCTGATCGTGATAAGACAGATGAAAACAATGCATTCTTAGTTGGTGGTGACAGTGCTGCTCCTAATGATGAGGCAGTTCTAAGAGTTGCTACTACAAACAATGGTCGTGTTGGTATTAATGTTGATAACTCTCAACTTGATAGAGCATTCGTTGTTGACGGCACATCTAGATTTACTGATGATGCTCGCTTTGAGCATGACATCGAAGTCAATGGTGATGATGGTACAACTGCGGAGATTAGAACTTCTCAGACATCAGGTACATTTAATCTTGTAACTGATGCCACATTCACTGGTACATTAAATCTTGCTGGTGATACACAGTTCATTAACATTGGTAATGTTAGAACTCTCACTCAGACAATTAACCTTGGTGACAATGTAACTGGTGATCAGTTCGTCAACATTGGTAATTCATCTGAGCATAGTAACATTGATCTTGGTGCAACACCAGACAATCGTCCTTCTGACGGTGCTGGAACAATTTCTAAGATTAATATTGGTGGTGCATATGATAGTAGCGAATCTCTATCCTTTACTAGAGTCAAGACCAAATCCTTCAAGGTTGATGGTGACTTCCAGTTAGGTTCAAGAAGAACTATTAATGATACTGTAACACTATCTACTACTGCTGGACAAGTTGACTTCTTCTCTAACTCTGGTTCTGCATCTACTATTAACTTCGGTCTAAATGCATCTGAAATTAATATTGCTGGTCAGGGTGGTGTTACTACAATCAACAACCAGTTAGAAGTTATTGCTTCTGCTACATTCCAAGGTAACATCACAATGTGTGGTGGTGTTGCATCGTTCTCCTTCCTAGGAAACAGAGGACAACTTGGATCTTCTCCTTTCGCACATGATGATGGTATCCTAAGTGATACATTATTCAATAAGAACATTGATATTCTCAACGTTCTAGTTGTAGGAACAACTGATGAAGGTTACAACCAAGTTGATACCGCTGGTGCTGGTCTTTGGGGTGGTGCTGCATATCAGCAGGAAGTTACAAACATTGGTGGTTCACCACTTGTTGAACCTCAGACATTCCCACTACTAACGGGTGATGAGTTCTACTTACCAATTAAGAATCAACCAATCAAAAATAATGGTGATCCATATTTTGTAGAGAATGATTACATCATCATTAACAGTGCAATCACTGCTAGTGGACATCCTGAAATCGTTCAGGTTCTAGAACTAACCAGAACTGCTGTTGCTCCTTACTACCTCAAGGTTAAGCGTCAACCACTTGGTACATACACTGCAATTCTTGCAAATCATGCTGATACTACACCTATCTACAAGGTTAACGTACAGTTTGATGCTACGTGGACTGAGCAGGCATTAGATTCTACTGGTCCTCAGGACAATGTATACCTTGCTGAGTTTGGTGGAGCACTAACGAACAACGATTACGTAATTGTTGATCGTGAAGATACTAACAACGATGGCATCTTTAATCAGGGTGAAGTAATCAAGGTTGTTACTCCACTAAGTGCTGATGAGCAGAAGTTTACTATCTCTAGTGACTGTTCTGCAGGTGCTGCTGGTGATGTATTTGTTGTTAACTCTGTAACTGGTGATACTACAATTCTTGGTAACACTACAATCAACAATAGTTTAAAAATTAAGGGTGGTTGTGGTACAGTTTCCAAGATTGCATTTACTGCAGCAAGTTTCTCTGGATCGTTTGTTCTAACTGGTGTTACCGTAACATCTCCTGATAAGACACTTGCTGACATTCAAGTTGGTGATTACATCGCTATCATCACTAATGAAGCTTCTCTGGATATTCTACCAGACACATATATTACTGCTATCAATCCAGTAGCTGGTGAAATTGTTGTTAATCAGAATATTGTTGGTGCTTCCTCTGGTACATTCACCTTTGAAGCAAGAAGAAACGAGAAGTTTACTCTAACCAATGGTAATGAAGTACCAACATTCAGTGTTGATACTTGTACTGGAACTACTCAGATTGGTAACCACTACGGTAGAATCGATATTGAATATGCTGCTGCTGGTAATACATCATCTACCACTGCTGGTATTCCTGCACTATTTGATGCTGGAACTATCAAGAGAGCATATGGATTCTGGTATGATCCACAAACAATCAACGCTGGTGGTCCTTCCACAACAGTTAGAGATACTGCAACAGGTTCTTCTAACCTAGTACAGGTTCCTGTACAAGATCTTGGTATTGGAACTGGTGCATTTGCGGTTGATGATTTAGTATTCATTGGAACAACATCTGCAGCATCTACAGGTATTGGAGATTTCCAAATCTGTAAGATTGTACAGGTTATCACTGGTAATAATCCAACGATTGTTGTTTCTAACCCAGGTGATGGTTTAGATACAGATCAACCATTCGTTCCAGGCGATAACATCTTCGACGTAGGAAACGTTGTAAGAAGAGTTCTTAAGCACCCAGAACTTGCTAACATTATTGATTGTGAAACCAGACAAAGAGTTGTCTCTGGTGCAACTAGCGATTACTGCTCTATTATCCTTGATAGAGGTTATATTGTACAGCAAAAACTAGATTACCTTGGTTGGATTGCTCTTGCTGATGGTGAGGGTGATGCAATGATCTGGGCTGCTGTTAAGGGCAGAATGAGAGGAGTTGTTCATACCACTGTAATGGATGAGCAGATCAAGGCAGGTGCAATTGAATACAGATCTGGAGATCTAACAGTTTCCAGTGATCTTAGAATGATTGGTGGTAGTTTCGAGATCTATGACTCTGTTAACAAGACAAGATTACTTGGATTAGTTAACGATGACGGTCACGCTGATCACCAAGGTCTATTCTTCTGGGATGCAGGTGTTGTTGCAAGAGGTGACTTCTATCTCTTCAGTGCATCAGATCCTGAGAACGTAATTCAGAATCCTGACTCTACTGTACCATCATTCTTCGTTGATAACTTAGGTAACGTTGGTGCAGAGACGACATTCACAGTCGAAGGTGTTGCACAAGCAACTCCATCTACAACTGTTGAACAACTTTCTGTTAAGAATCTTGGTCCAAGTGGTGGTAAGAAGTTTGCTATTAAGCAAGATAACTCCATTGATTCCTTTGGATATACTAACTTCTACACCTCTTCTGGTGGTAGACACACGAGATATATTTCTTCTGCATCTACAGAAGAACAACTCAACCTGAAAGCCAACATTACTTACATGGTAAATACTACAGCAACCTCTACACTTGTAGTGAAACTTCCAACCTCCCCACAAACTGGAGATGTTGTTAGATTGATTGACGTTAGTGGTAATCTAAATTATAACACTTCTCTCGTGGTTAGAACAGAAGAATCTTCTAATGTTCCAATTCAAGGAGACAGCACAGGAACACTTCTCGGTGGTAGAATCACCCCATATCCTTCAGGAGAACTAGTTGTACAAACTGCTAATGCAGCATTTAGTTTGGTATACCTAGGAGCAACTGATAGTGATGGACAGGTTGGTATTCCTACTTCCGTACAAGGTTGGTGGTTAATGGAGGTCTGATCTAAGAAAAATGGCAAGTTACAACAGAATCAAATCAGTAAAAAACAACCCAATTGGGTCAATCTTACCATGGACAGGGACATCTAGCAGCTCAGCGTTGCTAGAGTCCGCTATTCCAACTGGTTATCTTGTCTGCAGTGGACAAACTGTACGTGCTATTGATTATCCATTGTTAGCACAACTGTTGGGTAATACTTATGGTCCTTATCAAGAACCTGGTGGTCCACCTGTAGGAATTCAGAATAATTTTCCTGAATATGATGACGATGATATCTTTACATTACCTAATCTGAACAACTGTTCAATGGTAGATTTAGAATCTTCTAGATTAGATCCAGGTGATAGTGCTGTTGTTGGTCAATACATTACTGAAAATGGTAATGATGCTGCTCCTTTAACAAATGTTATTTCTTATATCGATGTAAACTTCCAAGTAGAGGCAGAACAAACCTTAGCAGGAAAGATTACAGGTATTGATGTTCAGGACCCAGCGTATTTTACTACTGCTAGAACTATTCCAAGAAAACTTGGTATTGACCATACACCAGCTCATAGTCATGGTCAACCACAAGATGCAGATCAAAAATATCCATCTGCAGTTCTAGGTGGTGGTTATGTTGGACTATTTGAGGCAGGTAACTATGATACTCAGGGTGGACAATTTACTACAGTTTCTGCTGAAGCAGTAAACCCATCAGAGGATCAAGCAGATAGATTCAATCCAGGAACTGCTAAAGTTACATGGTATGATGAAGCTGCATTTACATTACCTACGATGAACCAGTTCAGGGATTTTACAGCAGCACCTGCTTCTGTTCCTGCTATTCCTGGTACATCTAGAGTTGTAGCACAGTATGGTAATACAGTTGAATATGATGATCCAAATACCTGTATTATTAATCAACAAACACCTGCAGTTTCTACACCATTCCCTCCTGCTGGTAGATATCAAGGATTTAAAAACTTTTATAGTAATGCAGTTGTTCCTCCTTCTAGAGGTGGTAGTGCATTAAAACCATATCCAACTACACTTAATCATAACGCTGATAACTACAATTCTGAATCATTAGCATCTCATAATCATTTCACAATTGACATCACAATGACTAAAGCACAGATGCGTGTTCCTAGCACTATCCTCATAAATAATATGACGACGGGAACCATTGCACCTGTTAGTGTTGACAAGGCTTTGAGTGTGCAGATTAACCCTAATACACCATCACTTACTACTATTGTGATCATGAGGGCATTCTAAATGGCAGTAATGTACAACAGGGAGAAATCCAAGGTAGGAACTACCACGGGAACTATTATCAACTGGTCTAGACAATTATCGTCAAATGACCCAGATGATCCATCAAATGCTGATAAGTTACCACAAGGATATTTGAGGTGTGACGGAGCAATCTATGCTGCTGAGATTTTTCCTGCTTTAGCAGAAGTTCTTGGTGTTGGTTCTCTCTCCAGATTTAAGAAACCAAATCAAACACTATTAGATAATCAATTCCAACTACCAGATTACGGATCTAAAAAACTACGTGCATCATCTGGTGCAAACGCAGGAGATTATGTTGATCTGTTTATTGAAGATGATAATCAGAATACTATTACAAAATCAGGTGTTGGATTAGAAGTTGTTAGTAATATTGGTACTTCGTATCAAATTCAGTACACAGGATCATTCTTCTTACCATCTCAAACTATTGAGGTTACTGGAGAACCAGGATTTATTAGAAACACTGGAAACTATACTGAGAATACTGATGTTCTACAAAATGCATTTATTCCTCATGCTCACTTCCATGATGGAAATAGAACAAGAGTAGCATCTTCTACTGGTAATGAATTTGCTTCATTTGGTAGAAACTCTTACATTAGAAAATCTACTCTTTGTGTTTTAGAGTGGGCATATAATACTAGACAGGATTTATGTTACTTCAATGCTACTAGACAGAGATTGTCTAGTGTTACTCAATCAGAAACTAACTCTGCTGGATGTAGAAGAGAATACTATGCTGGATGTTTTACTGGATGTTTATTTACTGCTTCGTATGAATGTCTAATTCCAGAATCATATGTTTGTGGTTTCCCAGTTTGGTCTGGTGATGGTGGTGGTTGTGGAGGAAGTTCAGGATCACAGGAATCAGCAACTTGCGGTAGTATTACATATACTGGAACAGTTGCTGTAAAATGTGACTCTACTGGATTCCCTGGTTGTGCTATTGGTGGTTATCTTGCACAACCAAGAACTGGTCCTATTACTTTAGCAAGTAATTATGATGATGACAACCTACCATTCGACTCATTTAAGGATTCAACTCAAGACGGATTTGCTGCAATTAATAACGTAACAAATCAGGTTGTTGCTACTGGTAATGATGGTACACATAGACACTTTGTAAATTTTGAGGCACAACCACATACATATCAAGTGAACACCGTTCCTACATTTATTCCTGCTGCAAATATTGTATCTACAATTTCTGTTCGTGTTAACGAAGAGAATAAAGCAGATCAATTCATTCAACCATATCTAATCCAAGAGTTTCTAATTAAGTATTAATGACTACCTCATATAGAAATAAATTCACTGCTTATAAGCAAGAAACTGATGGACAGTACGCTCCTATAGGATCTATTACGCCATTTCTGGTAGATAGTTTTTCTACTGGTGCAGTTTATGATGGTGGTGCTGGAACTGGAGGAGAAGATCCTGAGTTTGCATATAAGCGTTATTTGTATTGTGACGGAAAAGAATTACTAATTAGAGATTATCCTGAATTATATAATTGTATTGGTAACACCTATGGTGGTGATGCAGAAGTTAATCCCACACAACCATCAAATGCTGGTGGTCTAAAGAAACTATATTATTTGAATGGCAAAGCATTCATTAATATTAATAGAGATATTGGAATTCAGGGACCAACAAAACTTCCATATCCATACGGGTGTCAATTTAGATTCATTGATAATACAGGAGATGGTGGTAATGGGTTGGGAGCAATGCCAACACCACTATTTGAACTTAATAAGTTTTACAAAACAAAACTACCAACAGAAGATTTAACAGGTCTAGTTGCTGTTGATGGTACTGAATTTGCATATGAAGTTGACTTTGCAGATGGTACTACAGTAAACTCATTCACTACAGTTAATTTTACTTCTGGTAACCATCCAAACGCATTCTTCAGGAAATCATATAATCTGCGTGACTATCCATATCAGATTGGTACATTTAAACTTCCTGATTATAGGGACAGAATAATTGCAGGTCTTGGTGCAGTTGATAACTTAGGATCTCCAACCATTGAGAACGCACTAGTTAATAATGTAGGACAAGTTGGTGGTAGATGGTTCATTTCTAACACTGATCTTCTTGATGGTGGAGCATTCTTTACTGTAGGTGATGTTAGAACTACTGGATACAGTAATATCACTGCTGATATTCTTACATTCATGACAGGTTCTGTTGAGTTTAGAATTGGACCTGTTGATGATTACATTTTCTCTAGACCAGTAGAACACTTCCATTACATCTTATCTTCTGAACCAGATGAAGGATTTGAGGCAGAATTTGGTTCCTCACCATCTGATCAGTATGCTGTAATGTATTCTAAATCTAGATCTAATATTTTACCATTTGAACCAGATGGTTCTGGTGGATTAGCACTAGGTCACTCTCATGGATTGTCAAAAGATCCATTAAACAATCCTAGGATGGCAACCTATGGTAACGTGAAAGGCATTGGTGGTGAAGATCCTAATGTTCCTGCTGATGTCAATTATGACGTTAATGATCCTGTTATTGCATCAACAGCATCTTTTTCTGGTGTCTCTCTTGAAAACTATGGTACAGGTTCAGGTGAAATTGGTGGTTTTTCAGAACCAGCTGTTACAGATAAAGGAGATAAGTATCTAGCATTTGGATATAATAGCACTGGTACATTTGGTGCAACGTTGCAAGGTAGTAGATCTGCTACTTATACAATGGACTTCACTGGATATAATCAGTTTTATATCTTTGCTATTGGTGGTAATGATAGTAATGGTGGAGAAAGAACAAATAATGTTGGTGAAGGATTACAAGTAACTTTCTCTGATGGAACAACTGAAGAAATTATTCCATCAGGTCAAGATTTTAACGCAGCAAATAGCATCTCTGGAGGTTTTGATCAGTATGATGCTGTATATGCTTACTGGACACAGAGTTTTGTAACTATTCCATCAGGTTTGCAGACAGCAGGTCAAACTGTTACTATTTCTCAAACTTGTGCTAATGCTAGTGGTGGTAATGAATTACAAGCTGGTAATGAAGGTGATGCTAACGCATTGGATATGTTTGGTATTCAGGCACTTGGATTACGTGGTGGTATTCCTTCAATTCCACCTGATCCTAATGGCACTTATCCTGTTACAGGATCACCAACAGTTTCAGTACAAAGTGCTGTATGGGATGCAGCGTTAGGTTATGTAATTCTTACAACATCAACTCCACATGGTTTTGATGCTGGTAGTACAATTGAAGTTCAGGGAGCAAATCAAGCTGAATATAATGGTGCATTTGAAGTTCTTGGAGATCAACTTAGTGCTACTGTTGTAACTTATGTTCCTGATAGTGCTCCAACTTCTAGTCCAGCAACAGGATTGATGACAGCTAAACTTGCTGTTGGATCTTTTATTGAAGAAACATCAACTCCAGATCCAAGAGCATATGTTATTGATGCTGCTACTACAATTGGTGGTAAGTTAGATACATTTGAAGATCCTGGTACAGGAACAACATTTAGTAATGATGAGATTAGTAGTCCTGGAACAATTAATACGTCTCCATATGTGCTTCAAGGAGGAGAAAACTTCTCTCAAATTGATATTTCATTAGTTGCTCCTGGTGGAGGTGGTGCTGATACTACTAATAATGGTGGTGATGCTGGTTATGCATATGCCACATTTAACTGGAAAGGAACTAATCAAACCATCTATGCATATGGTGGTGATGGTGCTACTAGAGGTAATCAAGGTGGTGCTGGTGGAGCAGGTGGAACATTCTTAATACCTCAGGTATTAATTGATGACCCAGATTTTACATACAGTGCTACAAATGGATCACCTGGTCAAAATGGTGGTGGTGCTGGAACTGATACTTCTAATATCTCTGGTGGTGGCGCAAGTGGTAACAGTGGTAGTGGTGGAGACGGTAAATCTGAATCATCAACTGTAACTAATAACGGATCATATCAGACATATAATTCTAACGGAAGTTGGACTGCCCCTGCTCCAGCAGCAGGCGAACAATCTAGAACTGTTACTGTAAGAGCTGCTGGTGGCGGTGGTGGAGGTGGTAATGGTAATGGTAACTCTAATTGTAATAATAGTGCAAATGGTGGTACTGGTGGTGCTGGTGCATTAGTTACTGCTACTATGACACAAAATCCATCTTCTTTATCATGGACTCTTGGTCAAGGTGGTAAAGCAGGATTTAATAATATTGATGGTAACATCAATGGTACTGGATCTGAAGCAAACCAGACAGGTGGTGGCGGTGGTGCTTCCAATGGTGGTAATGGTGGCCGCGGCGCATGGGGTAACGGTGCAACTGCTGGATCTGCTGGTGGTTCTACTGGTGTTTACTTCAACCAAGGTACTGCATTCTTAGGTGCTGGTGGAGGAGGTTCAGGTGGTGGATCTGGTGGTGGTTTCAACGGTGGTGGTACTACTGATGGTTGCTATGCTGGTGGAAATCATAGAGCTGCAAATACAAACTTACACACTGTAAGCACTGCGATGGACTTTGTTAATGGTAGTGATGGTACTAGTGGTGGTTGTACTGCTGGTGGTGGAGGCGGCGGCGGTGGCGCTGCTGGTCCTGCAGGTTCTGCATCTGGTGGTGAAGCAGGTCAGGCAGGTGTCGGACATAATGGTAACGGTGGTGGTACTGGTGGTAAGAGAGGAGATTCTTGCGTCAGAACAACCTATGCTAATGCATCATGGAGCACTGCAGGAAATGGTGGTTCTCCAGGATCTGGCGGTGGTAATGGATATGTTCAAATTAAAGTTGATACTACAATCTTAGTATATGGTTCACCTGGTGGTGGCGGTGGTCAAGGTGCAACTATTGTTTGTAGTTTGATTGATCAAAATATTGGTATTTCTGCTGGTCTACAAAGTGTTGGTGGAGGTGGTGGAGATGGTACAAATGGTGTGAATGGTAGTGTCATCGTAACTTATCGTGGATCAGAAGGTGGTGGTACTGTTGTTGGTGAAACCACATCTCCTGCTGGTAGATACTACAATTGTAATGTTAATGGATTCCCTGGTGGATCATTCTACACAGCAAATATTTGGCAAGAATCTACTGCAGATGGTGATACTACTGCTAATGAGGTAACACCACAGAATCCTGGTTTAGGAACTAACTCATCTAATAAATTTGCCATGCCTGCTGGTGCTGGTGCTCCAACATATGGAGGATTAGCAACTAAGTACATTGCATTTAATGGAGCAGGTACAAGACAATACATTTTGGCATCATTTAATATGTCGAATGTTAATAAGATTAGGTTTACGTGTATTAAAGGAACTAATCTTAATGGTGGTGCAGTTCCAGAAGAAGATCTTATTGCTTATTGGAAACCTGCAGGATCAAACACAACTAACGTATTAGATACTATTATTACAGCAGGTGATCTAGGTACAGGTTGGGTTGAAAAAGAGGTTATACTTGCTGAGGGTACTGCTATTAGAAATGCCAATAGTGTTGATTTAATTATCAGACAGACAAGAAATGCAGGACAAGATGATAACTCAGTAGCATCAGAAGATAACTATGGTATTTCCATGATGACATTCTTCTATGATGAAGTAACAACAAAAACATTTGTTCCTTCTGATGGCAATACTATTAGTGATGTTGATTTCCTAGATTATGACATTGGTGTTGTTCAGGCAGGATTAGCAGCTGAAGATGGAAACTTCTTAATGAGTTCTTCTACTCCAATCTCAACCACTGCACTAGTTGTTCCAGAAAACAATATTCCACTAATCACTAAATATCACAGAGTAAAATATTTGATCAAAGCATACTAAATTATGAATAATGAAAATTTCATATTTCCACCAGAACAAATGGTGGGTGAGTTTGATGACTTTATTGGTGTTTGGAAAAATTTCATCCCAAAGCAATTATGCAAAGAATTGATTGACAAGGTTGATGAGATTCAAAAAACATCTGCTCTAATTAATGACGGTGAAACTGGTAAAGAACAGTTTGCCAATGGTAGAATGGGAAGACATGACTATGCATGTGTTCTAAACCATTATGACGTACACTTATCCAACACTGTCAATGACTATTTGAAGTGTTGCTTGAAAAGTTATTGTTTAGAATATAATCAGTTGCTTAGTGTTAAACTGATGTCCTATGCTGTGAAAGCACAGAAGACACCACCTCAGGGTGGATATCACGAATGGCATTATGAAAATGCATCATTTACTGCTGCTAGTCGTGAGTTAGTATGGACAATGTATCTCAATACTATGCCAGAAGGTGAGGCAGAGACAGAGTTTTTATATCAAAGACGTAGAATTAAACCAGAATGTGGCATGGTAGTTATTTGGCCAGCAGGTTTAACTCATGTTCATAAAGGAAACACAGTATTTACTGAAGATAAATACATATTGACAGGATGGGCCCATAAAGTACAATGACCGAATTTGCCAATACACAAACCGTCGCATTATTTGTAAATGCCACTACTAGGCAAATACAGTGTGATGGACTGACAAAGAGCATCAGTGATGACTACTGGACAAAGGAGATCTCTCCTGTATTGTATCCCCTATGGGATTCAGATAGAGATAAATTAGAAAGTTTTATCTTCTATAAAGATGAAACCTCTAAGATGCTGAAGAACAAGTATCAGAGAGATCAGAAAACCAAAACTTATAAGTGGGTATCTTATGAGTTTGATACAGCAGAATTTACTGCTGCAGAGATCAAAGGTCTTTACAATACTCTGCATGATAAGTTCATCAACTATAGAGATATTGAAGATTATGATCTAGATGCCAAATTGAAGAGCATCTATGCAAAAGATAATATGGTCAACTGGAACAAACTCAAGATGATGAGAAAGTTCCTACTTATGGATTGTGATTGGACACAAGCAGCAGATTCTCCACTAACTGATGAAGTTAAAGCTCAGTGGGTCACATACAGACAGAAACTAAGAGATATTCCTAGTGATCAGAAAGGTGTCCCTGCAGTAGAAGTTGAATTCCCTATTACACCATCGAAGTATGCAACTCGTGTTGCTGATGGTGATACAGAAGAATATCTAGCAGATACTAAGCATCACTACTTCTATCTTAATCAAGCAGTATTGAAGAAGTACACTGATAGAATCCTTACATATCTGTCTATCTCGATTGCTGTTGATAATGTTGATGCTCTACCTGTAAGTAGAATCTTCGATAGTAATACAGAAACCAACTTGGATAGCATCCTTGAGCAAATTGCAGCAGGAGAATAATAATGGCACTAATTTCACTCAATCCACATACTACCTACGAAGTGTGTGCTCGTATCGCTAAGAATGAGAACAAATACGTATTGGTTATTGATAACCATGCGTATCATGCTCTATCTGATGAGAAGAAAGCAACTGTAAAGGCATACTATGTGGATCAAGATCCAAATGATGCTGAGATTGCTAATTGGATCATCCCAGAAGCAGAGATTGATGCTGTATTTGAAGCAAAGGATTTATTCTACTTCTTTAACAGTCAGCAAGTCGCTGTAGATAATTGTTTTGATTGGTTCCCACAACCACAGAATTTACCAGATGAAGATCATCACATCAAAGCGTATGTGATTACTCCTACTGGCACTATTCCATACATTAATAGTCAACCAATCGAACCACCAGCTGGAGGTTGACTCTAGATTGGTATTGTGGTATGATCTGATCAATCGCAACTCACCATGAAAGTGCCAAGACAGTGTGATTTAACGCACATGCAGTTACAGGCAATGCTCAGAGAGCATTCGATTCCTGAATCGGAACTGCTATATTGTGGTGAACGTGAGTATACTACAGAATATGCTGCTCATCCAGAGTATCATGGACAGTTAATGCACTGGTACATGATTGGTGGCGAGCACGAGGTCCCAGTGTGCGATATTGCATCAGTTGACCGTGTGGATGATGAATCCTGAAGAGATTGTAAAGAAATCGAAATACCCCTTGCATTGTCCCCCTCGATCACATAAAATAACGGAGTCAGATCAAAAACCATGGACTGGAACAGCACCACGAAACAAGAGAAACGTAAAGATGCCTTCTACATTTTCTATGAAAGTGTACTAAAACCAGACCATCAACTTCGTCAAGATGCACATGATCAGCAATGTTATCATGAACTCCTAGAATGGCGTGGCGAAATCATTGCTTATCTTGATAAACGTAGGAATGAGGAAATGACTTAATGACTTCGCCAAAACATTTCATGGACAATCGCCCAACTCTCACAAATGAAAACTATGTACCAGAGGACGAGTACGCCAAGCAGCGTAAATGTCGCATGCAAGATGCTATCGACGATTACCTCCAAGATGAGAGAGTCGCGCCTCGAAGAATATATGAGGAGATGCTATCTTGCGTCGATGATGTGATACAATATCATCAGAAGTGTCTAGATCGTGCGAATGACCTTAAACATCTCATGATGGGTCATCGCCTTCTAGATGACATGCAAGAATTGTCTGAAAAATGGCATTACGACAAAATTCCATCCCGCTACTGACATGAACGAAGAAGATTTCAAGCAAGCAATCAACAACATGTTGATGTTGCAAAACAACAACGACCGCAACTTTGAAATTCTGCAGCGTCAGATTGATAATCTGCAGAAGCAACTCAATGATCTCAATGATCTGAAGGAGATGTTCCGTCTCCCTAAAGTAGAAAACAAAGATCGCAAGTTATTCGATGAAGTCGATTGATGATTTTGAATTACTACAACCCGTTGAATACGATAGTATCAAGGGTTACATCTCTTTCATCTGTGAAGAATATCTAACGATATGCTTCATTGATCAACCTCTTCCTGAGTCCGCAAACTCACGATGGGGTCGTCACTATGTCAACATTTTAGTATACCCTGCATTTTGGAATGAAATACGCTGTCGTTTGGATGAAAAACAAGAAGAAGGGATCCACGTCCCGCCAACAAGCGATCTTCTACAATTTGGAAGATGCCGCTCTGTGGGAACAGCACATAAACAAAACCGTACACGCAAAAACTAACATCATCCCGATCTTTGGTGACAGTTGACGGACTGTCCACTCCGCGCACACAGCGGACCCATTTGCCCTATACTACAGAAGTCGTCAAGGGAACACCCCATGCAACTCACAAGCAACGTCACCGTCGTCGATTTCTTTCCCGAGGCATACATTGCTGATGAAGGCGTTAAGCGTTTTCAGAAGCGTGTTACTTGGAAATCAAATGGTCTCAAGTCCTACAGCACCGTGACTATGCTTACAGCACGTAATGAGTGGAATGAGCGTATCGGCAACGGTGCTTTCGTCACTGATTACCATACTGAGCAAATGCCACGATCCGAATACGCCCCTATGGCATGCTGATTGGTGTCCAGAGGGGTCTGTAACCCCTCTCAAGACACTATGACAATAAAATACACTGACGTGCCACTGACTCCCTCTCAGATCCGATTTATGTTGGATACTATGATGGGTTGTCCTGCACGTTATACAAAACAATATTCTGCACATTATAATACTGATGCTGCAGAATTGTACAATCACCTTCTCTCCCAACTGAACAATGATCACACAAGAAGATCGCAACTTCGTCAACATGTTGTTTGACAAAATGATTAAGCACACTGATATGGAAGAAATGGATATGAGTGATGATGACACTGCTGGTATGATGGCATTGGAACTGAAAGCAGCAGAACTGGAGGTGACAGTTGATGAACTGACCCGTATGATGGGTTTGCCGTCCTAGAGACGCTATACTATGGACATCAACACGAGGCACCATGCAACACGAGTATTACGAGATCACTGCTGTCACTCCTGAAGAGGGTGAAGTGTGCTATCAAACGATGGAGGAAGCACTTGCTCGTAGTATCCATAACGACTTGTACACTCGTCAAATGAACAAGGACGGTACACACAGTGTCCACGTCCGTATGGTTTGATCCCCATTCTGCTCTATACTAAGTTCATCAGCAAGGCACTCATGACCACGACCACCGTCAAGCACTCCTTCTACAAAATCGAGATTGACACCGTGGATGCTCCGCAGCACCCCATCGTTTACTTCCGCAAGGAAGGCAAATGCACCACTGCTAAGGGCATGGATCGTCAGCACAACCGCATCGTGAACGAGACCGTTGATGCATGGCGTCCATTCTCCCAGCAAATCCGTCGCTACACAATCTCTCGTGTGCCAGCTGACGTAGTGGTACGCGGGGAGATCCGCAAGGCGTGATCCTTGCTATAATAAGTTCATCAACACAAGAGACACCATGACCACCACCACATTCGCTGAATACGCTGCATCTGCTGAAGCACGTAAGGATATCGAGAAAGCAGTTCTCGGTCACACTCTAGCATTGTGTGAAGCACTCCGTATGGACTTCATCAACCATTCAATCAAGATGCATAAGCGTTCACTTCTGCAGGATCCTTCCAGCACATACCACACTGAAGCGATTGAAAAGTTGAAGAGTGGTATCAGTGACTATGACTTTGTTCTTGAAACAGGTCGTAAGTATCACAAGATTGTGATGGTGAGCAATCAGCGTAGTGTACACGCATTTGTTGACAAAAAGACAGGTGAAGTATACAAACCAGCAGGATGGAAAGGTCCTGCTAAGTACGTTCGTTACGACTTGCGTATCATCAAAGATCGTGAGTATGTTCTTGAAAACTGCGATTGGGCAGGTGGTTACCTCTACATGAGTTGAACCACATTTACTAACACACAACACTGTTTCATTATCATGACTCTCGTCACTGCAAAAGATTTCACTTTCCTGCAATCATCTGGAAAGAAACCCAAACTCAAGTCAGATGACTTGCAACGTTGCATCACTGCTATGCGCTTCGTAAAGATGCTTGTAGAGGAAAACTATCTCATGGCAGATGCTGAAGGCAAGAAATGCATCAAAGCATTTGATAATGTAGCACCAGTGTTGCGTGAAGCATTGCTTAACTCTACTAGTTCTATTGAATCATCACCATTCAAACCGACCAGTCGCCCAGCACCTGATCTAATTGATGATTACTGTGGTTGACAAACTCCCACATACATAGTACACTGTATTCAGATCCAATTTCTTTTCCTCAACCATGACTGTTCCTAATTTCTATATCGTTGCTGATGGCAACGCATATGCTATTGATGACGAAGGTTATATGTTTGGTGCTCCCGTGTTTGAAGATAACACTGTCGATTGGGACAGTAGTTATGATTTTAATCCCTGTGATGAGGATGTAGAGTATGTTGCATATATGTGCAAGATGCTCCAAGATATGCAATCTCTCACTATTGAACACAACAATGAGGTATTTGTAAAATGAACATGCTCGCTGAACACATCAAAGAGTACATCCAACCATATCCTAGCAGATATACTCGTGGAGAGTTCGAGATCCGTGTGCTACCGCATGCTGACTTAGATGATGAGGGTATTGAGAAGTATTGGCGTATGTTTAAGAAGTTTCCTAACGACTTTGCTGCTGCCGCTGCTAGTATGCTACCCAAGGATGTAGAATTCATCCAGTACGATCACCTTGCTAACGTTCTCTTCGCGAACAAACTATGAACGACTTCAACATTACTGACGATGCTGCTACTGTCAATCGTCTGTCCGCACAACGTGATGACATTTATGATTGGGTAGTAACACGCTTCAGGCATTTCATGGAGAACGATGAGATTGACAATGCTATGTCACTCGCAGATGAGTTCTTTGAATGGATGGATCCTGATAACATGGAGGATGAAGTAACCACATTTTATAATGAGGAAGAACTGCTCCGTCTGTATATGTCAATGGAAGAAGAATGAGTGAAGAAGAGTATGTTGTGAGTGATGAAATGCGTGATCTAATCATCCAGTATATGGAAGCATTGAACAATGATGATCATGCATTAGCTGAAGGTATTTTGCACAGGATTCGACAGGAAAACAAGAACAATGGTCTTACGTAAGATGATGTACGCAGCAGGTATTGCTGCTACAATGGCAACAGCAGCAGTATTTGCTAATGAAAGCAAGATCACACAAGGTTTCAAATCATATGACTCTATGGGTTGTATGATGCTACGTGAGTGTAAGGAAGACGTTGATGAAGTGTTCACCCTATTGGATATCTCACATGAGTATCCTAATATGGAAGCATTCACACCGTATGCAGCAGAATTCAACATGATGTTGATGACACTGAATCAAATTGGTGTCAAAGTATATCTTGCTGATGAATACTATTTCCCTGAAGGTCATCGTGGTGTCTATCACACAGTATCCAACAACTTCTATTTGAACAGGGATTACATGGGTGATCCTGGTACTTTGATGATGTTGATGCGTCACGAAGGATGGCATGCCGCGCAAGATTGTATGGCAGGCACCATTGACAATAGTATGATTGCTATTATTCTTCCTGAAGAGAGTGTACCAATGCTATGGAGAGTCCTAGCAGAGCGTACATATCCTGAAGCAAGTGTACCATGGGAAGCAGAAGCGCAATGGGCAGGTAGAACAGAGGGTATGACTATGAAAGCATTACAATCGTGTGCTAACAAGTCAATGTGGACAGATTATGATCCGACCCCTATGACTGGTGAATGGTTAAAAAAGAATGGGTATATTGACTAATGGAATTACTCACTATTATCGGAACAGATGAAACAGAAGAACTCTTCCTCGAAATCCCAGAAAGTATCATCCTCCAACTCGGTTGGGACGAAGGTACAGAAATCGACTGGAAGATCCAAGAAAACAGTATCGTCCTCAGTAAAGTCGAAGACACAACAGAATCTGAACAAAGGTCTAAAATCCCTTACGACATCAAAGCAGAAGAAATCAACAACTACCTCGAATCAGAGTCAGAAGGTAAGGACTTCGACCAAATCTACGACGAGTACGTCAACCAAACAAACGAGAACATCCGCCAAGAACAGAGGAGTTAAACACACAAGATGTAGTAAGATCGAATTGTTCCCATGTAATAGTATGCCATGGAGATTAGAACCAAAAACAGGTAAGTTTAATCTATCTTGGTTCATGTGTTTCGATCATGCAGTAGATCAGATTGAACGACAACATCTACAACCAAAGGATTACAAACTACAGTGTTACACAAGTGTCCCGATATCTGATCCATTAACAG